ATATATATATTTTCAATTCAATTAAATTAAATCTTAAATCAAAATATTAAACTTATTTATAATATTAAGTTATTATATAGATTTTTTATGGATAACGATACTTATCAAAAATTAAAGAATTTTGAGAACTCTGGTTTTTCTAAAAATCCATTTACAAATCGGTCGATTAAACCTACTGGGAAAAAAGCAACTGAATTAAAAGCATATTTTTCTAATCAAGTATGTAAAGCGTTAGAACTAAATCCAGGAAAAAATCCATTTACTAAAGGACTACTATATTTAGATGATTATTACAATATTAAACAAGAATATAAATGTGATATGTATAATATTAAAGAATTTTCTAAATTTAAAGAAGATAAAACTATTGGTAAATCTGAATGTTATAATTGGTTAGCAACTCCTACTGTTCATCCAATTACTAAAAAAAAGGTTGTAAAAAATAGTAATATTTATAAAAAACTTAAAGGGCAATGTCTTCCCGAAGTAGATAATATTGCCTGTAATATATTACTAAATCAATCATCTTATGAAACCCACAATTATAATCCTTATACTGGAAGATTTGTTTCTAAAAAATCACCAGCAATAATTAAATTAAAAAAAGAATGTATTACTAAATATAATAAAGCAAATAAAACTAAAAAACATAAAAAATTTAATGAATTATGTTTAAAATATATTGAAAATCCTAAAATAAATCCAGAAACTGGACAAAAATGGGAAAAATGTGCTGAATCAGTAACAAAAAAAATAGAAACTGCTTTTGGTTCTGAACTGATATGTCCAAATCAATATAAATTATTTACAAAATGTTTCCGTAAACAAATATCTATTATTTCAAGTACCAGATATTCTTTAGAATCAAATTTAATTATTGGAAAATATATTTCTGGTAGTATATTTTCAGAGTATATTGCTTTACTATTTTTAATGAAAAAACATAAAAAAGATTGTACTCCAATAAATTTTAATATGGTAGACTTAAAAATATATGGATTTGATTTATTTAGTATTTTTAGTACTTGGAGATATGGAACAATGGAAGAAAAACAAATAGATACATCAAAGTGGGCTGTTGAGGAAGATAGTCGTTTTCATAGAAAAAGAATAAGAAAAGAACAATTAGTAAAAATATATTGGCCATATAAATTTAAAGAAAGATTACAAGATTGTAATTATAAAACAAAAAGATTTATTTTTATAAATCTCACGTTTGACTTTGTAGATACTGCACACGCTGGAGCATTAATATATGATCGTTGGACAAAGGAATTAGAACGTTTTGAACCTCATGGAAATTGGATTGGTGTGGATGTCAATTATGAAACATACGATAAAAAAATATTAAATAAATTTAAAAATTCTGGAATTAAAGTCAAAAAATATATTACTCCATTATCTTATATTCCAATGGAATCTTTACAAGATATTGAACAAAATAATATTGAACGATTAAATATTGATCCTGGTGGTTATTGTGCATATTGGTCATTATTATATATGGATAAAAGATTAAGTCATCCTGATAAAACACGAAAAGAAATAATCGAATCTTTACTAAAAAAAATTAATTATGCGATTGAAAAAAAATCAAATCCAATGGAATTAATTGTTAGACAATATGCTCAATTTTTTGATAAAATACAAAAAGATATTTTTAAAAAATTAGTATCTGTTGAAGTGACCTATAATAATATTGATCAATTAGTTGAAAATATTATTGCTCATTATCTAACAAAATATGTTGAATAATCGAGAATTTGATCCTTAGTTCAAATATATATTTAATGGACTGATTATTTTATTAAATTTTTTTAATAAATTTTTTTAATAAAAATATTAATTTACCGTTTTCCTCGTCCTTTCTTTTTCTTAGACTTGGAAATTTTAGAACTTTCTTCACTTCTATCTTTTTCCAAAGTTTTATTATATTGGACATTAAGCTTTGTAACAAAATCTAAATCTTCATACCAAAGTTCTTGAATAGAGGTTTCTTCTAATTCATCTAATTCATCTTTCTTTGAATCTCTTAATTCTTTAAGTTCAATTATTTTTTCTTCTGTAAAATTCGAAACAGCCAAACTTGTTAAATAATCATATGATTCTTTTCCAGATTTATTTAAATCAAATTTCTCAAATCCTTGTTCTTCTAATTGCTCTCTTACAAAAGCAATTTTTTGTCTAAACACTTTAATTTTATTTGTAATAACTTTACGAATAAATCTACATTTATTATCTAAAATTCTCCAAGATTGACTCAAATTTTTCATCATATTTGTTTTTCTTGTATCATAAAATTCTAAACGATAATCAAAATAAGCATCTCAAATCCTTGTTCTTCTAATTGCTCTCTTACAAAAGCAATTTTTTGTCTAAACACTTTAATTTTATTTGTAATAACCTTACGAATAAATCTACATTTATTATCTAAAATTCTCCAAGCTTGACTCAAAATTTTTATCATATTTGCTTTTCTTGTATTATAAAATTCTAAACGATAATCAAAATAAGCATCTAAGATATCGTTCGCAGTCACATATTTAGTAATGACACCATTTGTATTATAAAGATGCATATTATTTGTACTAATAGTTTTTTCTAGTTTTAAAATATCAATCATTTTTTTAGGATCATCAGAATATTTACTAAACTTTTTCTTATCAAAATAAACCAAAAATCTTACTCGTGATTCAGTAGAATAATTATCATAATGTGTAATACATTGTTTCGCTCTAACATGTGGTTTAATATCTTTTGATTTATCAAGAATTAATTTTTCAAGATCTTCTTTATATTTTTCAGTAGAAACACCAACAGGAATTTCTGTTACTTCAACAATACATTTCTTTTCATCACAAATATTATAACTTCCTGATACTAAATATTTTCCTTTAAATTTTGGTTCATTACCTAGTTCTGTAATTGTACCAGTATAACCTCTATACCAAGGATGTAATTTCTTGGGTGTTTTACCTTCAATTTTTGCCTTTAAAGCAGTAATTATATCTTTTACATTATGAGGTTGAACTTCTGTACTAAAACCTGTACCAATACCTTCACAACCATTAACTAAAATCATTGGAATAACAGGTACATAAAATTCAGGTTCAATCAGAAAACCATCATCATCTAAATAATTTAGGATAGGCATATCATCGGAGTTAAACAGTTCAAAAGAAATTGGAGATAAATTTGTAAAAATATATCTCGCACTCGCATGATCTTTACCATTCTGATATCTAGTACCAAATTGACCATTTGGGGCTAATAAATTAATATTATTTGAACTAACATAATTTTGAGCCATACCAATAATAGTTCCATGAAGACTAGCATCACCATGATGGTAAGCCGATACTTCACCAACATAACCAGCAAATTGGGCTACTTTTGCCTCATTTTTTAAATTTTTCTTTAGAGCAGCATATAAAACTTTCCTTTGGGAAGGTTTTAATCCATCCATTACATTTGGAATTGATCGTAAATTATCAGCGTTAGAAAAATGAATTAATTCTTTATTAACAAAATCAGAAATAGGAACTTTCTTTTGAGATTGTTCTATAATTTCTTCTCTATTATATTGTTTTAACCAAGTTTTACGATCATTAGCCTTTTCTTTAGAAAATGCTAGATTAACCATATTTGTTGTTTCCTCATTATCTGTATAATGAATAAGATTATCCTCAAATTCTTTGAAATATTCTTTTGCTTCTTTCGCAGAACTTGTACCTAAACCTTTGTAATACTTAATTTTCCAACCTTTACCGTTATTATTATCATGTTTCCATTGTTCATATTCAGTTTCTGTATAGAAAATTTTTATATCTTTTTTCTTAAAACATTTAACAATTGGTGTAGCCATTGATATTAAAAATCCAAGTTCAATTAACTCTGGCCAAAATAAATGTATCCAATTCATTAATAAACCTTTAATATGAGAACCATCAACATCTTGATCAGTTAGAATTACAATTCCACCATATCTCATATCTTTTAAATTTGTATACTTATAATCTTGTTTTAATCCAAGAATTTTCTTTAAGTTAGTTATTTCATCATTCTTTAACATTTGAGCTTTTGATGCTTGTCGAACATTTAAAAGTTTACCTTTTAATGGGAAAACACCATATTTATCTCTTCCAACAATGGAAAGTCCAGAAATAGCAAATGTTTTTGCTGAATCTCCTTCTGTTACTAAAAGTTTACATTGAGCGGAGTTTTTTGTTCCAGCCCAATTAGCATCTTCTAATTTAGGAATACCTGTTAATCTTGCTGTCTTTTTTCCATCTGTTTTTTTCAAACTTCGAGAATCTTTATATTCAGCAAAACTTAAAACTTCTTTCTCAATTCCAGTTCTCTTATTTAAATCTTTGACAAATTTGTCAGAAATTGTACAAGTTGAACCAAAACCAGATTTTTTTGTTGTAAGTTCTTGTTTAGATTGACTATTAAAACCAGGATCTTCAATAAAGGATTTAATAAATAAAAATAATTTATTTTTAATAAAAGCATTCTTAATAGTAATTCCATTTTTCTTTTTAGCATTTTTCTTAATTATACTAGCCAATTTTTTCGTTATTTGAGATTCAATATAAGTTACATGAGTACCTGATTTAGTACAAATTCCATTGACAAATGATACTGATTCAAATGTATCGCCTTCAGTTGTTGTTGCAACTACTTCCCAACGTTTTCCACAAGCTTCGTAAATACGAGGCTTTTCTGTTTTTGTACCAATATATAAATTAACATATTGTTCAAATGTTTTCTGTTTAATCATTTTTCCATTGAAATAAACTTTTACATTTTTATTTGAACATGCTGAAATATCATATACTCGTTTTTTCATCAAAGCAAACATATCATCACTTAATTTTTCTACCCCAAATTTAGCATAGTCTGGTATAAATGAAATCTTAACATAAGGTGCTTTACTATTTTTTGTAATTTTTGGCTTACCTTTATCTTTCATATTATTTTCGCAAACCATTACAAACTTTTTTCCTTCATCCACATCAATCGTATCAATTTCAAATCTTTTTGAAAAAATATTAGTTAATTTCGCACCATAACCATTTTTACCTCCTACTATTTTCTTCTTTTCATTATAATTTGATGAAGTTAATAGTTCGGAAAAAATCATTGCTGGAATCCATACCTTATATTCTTCGTGTTGTTTTACTGGAATTCCTGTTCCATTATTAAAAATAGAGATTTCTCCAGTTTCACGATTTATATCTACTTTTAGAATTGTTACATTTTGTCCTTCTCGAACAGTTTGATCAAACGCATTCAGTAAAATTTCTTCGTAAATACGCTCTAAACCAGGTACATAATTAATATTTTTTTTTATAATTTTATCTACGCCTTCGTGTTCTTCTATAATATAAAGTTCTTCTTCAATCAATTGAATACCACCAATATATGTATCAGGTAGATCAACAATATGCTCGTAATGAGACTTTTTTGTATATTTCGGAATCTTCTTAGAACCAGACATTTTATTGTTAATTTGAATAATACTAATAAAAATCAATTTTTTATATGTTTTTTTACTCGTATCTTTAACTATATATTTATATAAAATATCATTTAAATGCGATATATTAAAACAGTGTTGTGCGATATAAATCATAGCATTTTAGTAAGATTTTTATATTTTTTTTATTAAAATAAACATTTTTTATATAAATTAAAACAATTATTAATATTGTGATTATATCATAATATTGATAATTATATCATAATAATTTTACTATAACTTAATTTAAGTTGATTCGGTTGCTGGGGTTTCAGTAGTAGCTGGGGTTTCAGTTGGTGCTTGTTCTTCAGATTGTGGAGTAAATGCTCTTTTTGCTTTAGCAATAATTGCTGCTTCATTTAAATTATATGCTCCACGGGATTGTGCCATCTCAACACCTTGGATAAGTAATCCAATAGCTTGTTGTTGAGTAAGTTCTTCTGGAATAGTAGTAGTTTGTTCAGACATTTTTATATATTGTATTTGTATGTTTTTTTTAAGTCATTATTACGCATTATTTAATATTTAAACTACAATTGTGTTATCATCAGCGGAAACTTCTTCAACAAT